GGTTATGTTATGGGAATGGTAGCAGGAGACCTCGCATAATGGCAAACGGAACAATAGCATTTGATACATTACAGACAAGTGGACAGATAAGTGGAACAGCTAAGTCTTTAGATACAGATTATGTTGTGAATGGTAGTGCTAAGTTTTGGATACTACATAATGATGGAGCTACTGTAAGTAATTCATTTAATCATTCAAGTATGACAGACCACGGAACAGGTGATTATTCTAATACTTTTACAAATAATATGAGTGGTGCTGATGCTTATTCTAGATCAGGTCATGCTCATGCAATAAATGACAAAACTACTTTTGTAAATATGATGAGTAGTAACTCTGCATTATCAGCGAGTAATTATAGATATCAAACTGGATACGTTGCAAATACTAGTGGTGGGCAAACTAATCACGATTGTGATTCTACATCTATACAAGTACACGGAGACCTCGCATGACAATAGAAACACCAGAATTTCAAGGCACACATCTTTGGGATAGATTGTGTTGGGCAAAAGAAAAGCTAGAGCCACATAGAACAGAATATTGTGTTGTATGGGAAGACCCAGAGACACCTGATGAACCTGCAAAGGTTACACATCCTGACCCTAATTGGATGGCTTGTGCATTGCAGGGTGGTATTTTACCTCCAGTTGAGGCATACTGGGAGTTAAAGAAGGATGAGGCAAAACCAGATTTTGTTAAACATACAAGAGGGTATTTGCTTCACAACACAAAGCCTATTGAGGCGATGACAGAAGAACAGGCAATAGAATACTTAATTATGAAAGACATACCACAGCATGTGTGGAGAGATTACGACAAGGCAAATAAACCTAGAATGGTTATTTGTACTAAGTCACAACTGCCAAGCACGAGAGTGTGGCGAAATGCTTGGAAGATTAATGAAGAACTAACCACACATAATGAAGAAGCTGCTTAAAGGAGAAACTAATGGCAACAACTAACATCGTAGACAAGGATGGCAACACTATATCTGCTTCAGATGCAACTGTTCCATCAGACAGACACTTTAGAGGTGCATGGACATTATCAGGTAGTACAATATCTGAAGACTTAGCAACAGCTAAAGACATATTCAAAGACAAGGTAAGGGAAGCTAGAACACCTCTACTTGCCGCTGAAGATGTAGTCTATATGAAAGCATTAGAAGCAGGTGACACAGATGCTCAAGCTGCAAGTGTAGCAAAGAAGAAAGCATTAAGAGATGCACCTGCTGCAAGTGCAATTACAAGTGCAGACACTATAGCTAAACTTAAAGCTGCTTGGGATACAAGTGTATTAGGCGATAGTCCATACGCATAGGGAGTAAAGCATGGCTTTAACTAAAGTACAAGCTGACGGAATAAATTTAGCAGATACCTTTGCTTTTACTGGTACTGTCAGTGGAAGTAATACTTATGTACCATTATTGAATGTTGACAATATTTCAAATGTAGCAAGCTATCATATAAACAATACTTACATTAATGATTCTTATGATTATTATTTAATATCAGGATTTTTAAAACCTGCATCAGATGGTGTGTATTTATATCAAAGAATGTATACATCTACTTCTCAAGACAATGGTGCTTTAATACAAAGTAATGTGAATTATCATTCTTGGGAGTATGGTCGAATTGGTGGAACTGATGCTTCAGATAATGATCAAGGAACACAAGCCACTATGCACTACACAACACTAGGAAATGGACTTGGTGAAGGAATACATTTTCACAATCATTTTTATGTAAATAATGAAAAAACAAATAATGCTTTTTATCATGGTAGCTCATCAAGTTTTGCAACCAATGGAGCCCATACAGGAACAACAACATCAGGTGCAATGGGTGGCCCTACCACACTTTATCAATATTCAGTTGTTGGTGTAGATTATCGTTTTAGTAGTGGGAATATAACAAGTGGAAGAATTAATGTTTATGGTGTTAAGGGTTATGTATAATGGCTAATGATTATAAAATGGTAAATGATGAGCTTGTTGAACTAACAGATGAAGAGCAAGCAACAAAAGATGCAGAAGAATTAGCATGGACTAATGATGCACCTAATAGACGTATGGCAGAACTTCGTAGACAAAGAAACAAATTGTTAGCTGAAACTGATTGGATGGCTAACTCTGATATAACAATGAGTGATAAATGGAAAACATATAGACAAGCACTTAGAGATATCACTAAACAAATACCAAGTAGTGATGATATAGATGAAAACTTTTTATATACAAGCATCACATTTCCAACGAAACCAACGGAGTAACAGATGCCATACATAGGTAGATCAGAAAATTTTGGTGTAAGAAGTAGGTTTCAATATCAAGCCACTGCTGGACAAACTAGCTTTAGTGGATCGGATGCCAACTCACTATCACTAAGTTACAACGATACTTTGTATATGGATGTATATCAAAATGGTATCTTGCTTGTTCCGGGAGATGACTACACAGCAACAACTGGTACAACTGTTGTATTAGTCCAAGCAGCGAGTTTAAACGATATAGTAGAAATGGTCGTGTATGATACTTTTACAGTTGCTGACAGTTATACTAAATCAGAAGCAGATACACGTTACCCATTCAAAGGCAACAACTCAATCATTAGATTAAATGGACAGACAATAAGTGCAGACATTACAATAGACAGTGATGAGAATGGTGTATCAGGTGGTCCTATAACACAGTCGGCAACAGTCACTGTTAATGGATATTGGAGTATCGTATGACAAGTCAATTAAATGTAGATACCATTGTAGATAAAGCAGGGTCAGGTGGCACGAATGTGAAGATAGGTAATACCTCAACCTATGTGTCTGATGGTGGAGCAGTAACACAGAATACTATTTCAAGCTTGGTAAAATCTTTTATCACTGTTGATGCAACTGGAACATTAGCAATAAAAGTAAGTTTAAATTCTTCTAGTGTAACAGATAATGGTAGTGGAGACCATACTAACAATCTGAGTAATGCTTTTGAAAGTGCTACGGATTTTTGTCAAACAAGTAGTGGCACTAACGGACATAATTATATTACTAATTTAAAAAATGATGGTGCAACTATTACTTCATCTGCCATACCCGTGCAAACGAGGTCAGGCAATGGTTCTTTGAATGATAGTCCGTATGCCATGTTTGCTTTTATAGGAGACCTCGCATAATGGCAAGTGAACTTAAAGTAGATAAATTTACAGGTGTAACCACAGCAGGTTCTATACTTGTTACAGGTGAAGGCAATAGTACAACAACTAATCTGCAACAAGGGTTAGGTAAAGTTTTTATAAATTTTAATGGTACAGGAACAATAGCAACTAGAGATAGTTTTAATACTAGTAGTATAGCTGATGTAGGCACTGGTAATTATAGAGTCGTGTTTAGCAATAACATGGGTAACGTAAATTATACTAATGTTCTAAATTGTAATAGCACAGCAACTTTAAATGGTATGTATGGTAGCACGGACACAGGCACAGGATTAACTACTACATCTCAATTAGAGTTTTTTACTTGTTCTGCTGCTACTACAAATACTGACGCAACAACTGTGCAAATGACAACATTTGGAGACCTTGCATAATGGCTAGTATATTAAGAGTAAACACATTAACAGATGCAAGTAGTAATAATTCTACTGCTGTATCTGTAATTAATCAAGGTACTGCTAAAGTGTGGGTAAATTTAAACGGAACAGGAACTATTGCACTTAGAGATAGTTACAATGTAAGTGGTGTCACGGATAATGGAACAGGTAATTACACATATGCAATTTCTTCAAATATGGGCAACGCTAATTATGCCAACACTGCTATGGGTAATGAAGGTAATGCAGGAGATGTTATGATTGACGATAATAATGCTATACCAACAACCTCTGCTATTAGAGTTCAAGCTAGAACATACAATAGTGGTGAAGTATCTGACCCAGATTTTATTTATCATACTTCACACGGAGACCTAGCATGACCAAAGCAGCAGAATTAGCAAAGATGGGTGAAGTCCTAACCAATAGTCAGATTGGTGGGCGAAGGAATATTCTCATAAATTCAGCAATGCAAGTGGCACAGAGGGGAACTAGTGAAACTGGCGTTACAACAAGCCAGTATGCTAACGCTTGTGACAGATTTAAGGTGAATGGGAACAACGGCACTTGGACAATATCCCAAGATACGGATGCACCTGACGGATTTTCTAATTCCTTTAAGATGCTGCTAACAGCAACAGAGACTATTTCCAGTTCATCATACTGGACAGTAGAACAACAGATAGAAGGTCAAAATCTTCAAGGTTTAGCGTATGGAACATCATCTGCTAAAACTGTTACTGTATCATTTTATGTGAAATCTAATATTACAGGAACATACTGTCTAAATCTTTATCAAGATGACGGAAGTAAAAACTTTCCTAAAACATACACGATTGATAGTGCTAATACTTGGGAATATAAAACTATTTCGTTTGTTGGAGATACGTCTACCGCACTAGACAACGACAATGCGTCTAGCTTGCGAACAGAGTTTTTTGTTGTGGCTGGTTCTGACTATACTAGTGGAAGTGCGGGTTCAAGAGTTGCGTACACAGACGCAACCTTTGCAGCAGGACATTCGGCACAAATTGATGCAGTCAATGACTACTGGCAACTTACTGGAGTCCAACTAGAAATAGGCGAACAAGCCACACCATTTGAGCATAGGTCATATGCAGAAGAACTAACTTTGTGTCAGAGGTACTGTAATGCTCTTTTAGAATATGGAACTGGTGATACTAATAATAACAGAATTTATAATGCAGACTATGCAGAGGCTAATGGAATGGCAAGAATGGGATACCCAAAAATGAGAGATAGACCAAGTTTAACTTATAGTATTGCTAATGGAACAATAAGTCACGACTTTAGTTCCAATGGTTTAGTGCAACTAATGGATAATGGAGATACAAATTTTTATATTTATGACATTATAGCAGAGTCAGAATTATGATAAACTTTAATAGTGCAAAATACTTGTATGATATGGAAGGTGTTAACAAAACACATATACAATTAAATTTAGGCAATAATAGTTATAAACATATTATTATAGACCCAAACAACGCAGACTACCAAGCAATCCAAGAATGGGTAGCTGAAGGCAACACAATAGAGGAAGCTGATTGATGGCTAAACCTACTGTGCAATCTGTTAAGGCTGAACTTGATACTCTAGCAGCACTTAGCCAGGAAAGATTTATAGAGTTACTAAA